AATAAAACAGGTGTTTATCAACCACGCATAGAATGCACAAAACTTCAGTTTAATCAAAGAAAATTAAAAAATGAAGAAAGAATGATTAATCTTATTTTAATGAGAGCTCATGGAGTAAAACAAAAAATGGGAGCAGAATCTGCATTTGAAGATATGATATCTTATTTAAACAGATGGAAAAAAAGCGTCAAGGAGTGGCAAAAAAATTCAAAAAGAAGATTAAATGAATTAGGGGATATGATAAAGGTTGAAAACGAAAACAACTTATACGAGAAAGGAAAATAGATGAATAACATAGATTTTGAAAAAGACCGAGTAGACTCAATAACACAAATAGATCAAACAAAAAATTTATCGGATAAAGTTATTGAATTAAGAAACTTAGAAGATCAAGTTGCAGCTTCCGAAAATCATACAAAAGATTTAAAAGAGAAAGCAAAGCAGCTTTCTAATTTTGACATTCCTAAAATGATGGACGAAATGAATGTTAAAAAATTAAAATTAAAAGATGGTGCTTCAATAGAAGTAACTAATTTTTATAGTGCCCGAATAGTTCCTGATAAACAGGAAGAGGCATTTAACTGGCTTCGAGAAAACGGCCTAGGAGACATTATTAAAAATGATGTCACCGTTACCTTTGGTCGTGGCGAAGATAACAAGGCAATGGCTTATGCTACCCTTGCAAAAGGTCAGGGCTATGAACCCGTCCAGAAAATAGGCGTTCATGCTCAGACACTTAAAGCGGTGGTTCGCGAGCGGACTGAATCTGGACAGGAAATGCCCGCGGACCTCTTTAACCCGTTTGTAGGTAACCAAACAAAAATAACAAGGAGAAACTAGAAAATGGAAACTAGAAACGAGAAGCAAGTAGCTAAAAGACAGGAAGCAGGTCTGCCATCAGACGCTCTGTTTGAAGCGGACGCTAAGAAAGGTTTCGAAAACGTAGATCAAGAAAGTGTTGCTCTACCAATTTTGAAACTTCTACAAAACGGATCAGCAGAAGCACAAAGAAAACATGCTAATTATGTTGAAGGTGCTGACCCTGGTATGTTTTTCAACACAGTGACAAGAAAACTGTACGATGGAGAAAAAGGAATACAAGTTATTCCTTGTCACTATAGATTAGAATATCAAGAATGGGCTGACTTCGGTACAGGCTCAGGAAGACCAGAAAATATATTTCCTGGTAATAGTGATATTCTTTCTAAAACATCAAAAGATGCAACGGGCAAAGATAGATTACCCAATGGTAATTATATTCAAACAACTGCTCAGCATTTTGTCATCATATCTGATGGTAAAGTAACTGAAACAGCTTTGATATCTATGTCTTCATCACAAAGAAAAATTTCCAAAAAATGGATTTCTGCGATGATGAGCATTACTAGAGATGGAAAAGACGGTCCATATACTCCGCCACCTTTCAGCCACATCTATAAGTTATCTTCAGTTAAGAACACTGGAAAAGGTAATGAATGGTATGGTTACAGTGTAATTAAGGTTGGAGAAATAACTGATACAAGTCTATATGCTAGAGCTAAGAAGTTTTACGAAAGCTGCAGTAGAACTGATCAGGCTAACGGAAAAATATCATAAGATTCCATTCCGGTTGGAATTGTGGGCGGGAGCGGGAGACTTAACTCGCCCATACTAAAGTTATGATGAAAGATTTAGAAAAATTTAAAGAAATATTTGAAGGTCTAGACTGCGCCTACGGTCAAACAGTCAAGACAGATCAATTTAGTGAAAAAGGTAAACATAAAACAAAATCGTTTACTATTACTAAACGTCCTATTGATAAACTTTGGCAAGATCATTTAGATGGAAAAGATCCTGCATTAGGAATTGTTCCTATAAGTAGTGATAATAAATGTAAATGGGGATGTATTGATATTGATACTTATCCTTTCGATCATAAGAAATTTATTCAGAAATTAAAAGAAAAGAAAATACCTTCTGTTGTTTTTAGATCTAAATCAGGAGGTGCACATTCTTTTATATTTACTAAAGTTAAAGTGCCTGCAATTGTTATGAGAGAAAAATTAAAAATGATTGCATCTGCAATGGGTCACGCAAAAGCAGATATATTTCCTAAACAAGATTACATAAGAGTTGATAGAGGAGATACAGGTAGTTTTTTAAATCTACCTTATCATGGAAATGGAAAAACAGTTCGATATGCTTTTAATGATGAAGGAGAAAGTATTAGCTTATCTGAGTTCTTTACTTTTTATGAAAGTAAAGCATTAACAGAAAATCAACTTAATAAATTACAAATAAAAAAAGAAATAGCAGAAGAAAAAGAAGATGATTTTAAAGGAATACCTCCTTGTCTTGAAGCACTTTTATCAGAGGGTGTTGGAGAAGGTAAGAGAAACGATTGTATGTATAACGTAGGAGTGTATCTTAAAAAAAGATACGATGAAGGTGTTTGGCAAGGAAAGATGGATGAATATAATACAAAATATATGAAGCCCCCTTGTAATAGCCAAGAGATGGTCAAAACTATCGCATCGGTTGGAAATAAAGAATACCAATATAAATGTAAAAACGAACCTATAGTTAGTTTTTGTAATGCTAAGAAATGTGTCACAAGAGAATTTGGTGTTGGAGATGATGGTCCTGTACCAGAGATAACTGAACTTAGAAAATTTGATTCAGATCCACCTATTTATTTTGTATCGATTGGAGGAGAAAGTGTTGAAGTTGAAGATGCAACACTACACGATCCTGAAAAATTCTCATTGGCTTGTATGAATCAAATAGGTAAACCTATGATGCCTGTTCCTAAACATTCATGGAGAAAACTATTAATAAAACTTTTTAAAAATTTAGAAACAATTCCTGCTCCACCTTCTTCTAAAATAGATGTTCAATTAACAGAAATACTAGCGGATTATATTAACAAAACTCCAGGAAAAGAAATGAAGGATGTATTAAGAGGAATATCTTACACAAATAGAGAAGGAGTAACGTTTTTTAAATTTAAAAACTTTTGGAAGTTTTTATTAAGAACAAAATCTTGGCCTGATAAAACTTATCCCAAACAAAAAACAATTAGATTAATGGAGATGTTATTTAGTGTTAAGGAAGAAACTCCTAAGATAGGAAATAAGACCGAAAGACTATTAGTAATGCCTACTATTAAATTAACAAGACCCAACCCTAGAGTTAACAAGCGAGAGAAGGAACCATGGGAATAGAAAGAACAATCATTCACGGTCCTCCAGGAACTGGAAAAACCTTTAGGTTGGTTAATCACCATTTAGAACATGAGATTACTAAATTAAAAACAGATCCTCAAAAAATTATTTATATCACCTTTAGTAATGCAGCGGCAACGGAGGCAAGAGATGAAAGAATAAACCACAACCTTCTTTACATCTCAACCATGCATTCTTTAGGTACTCGAGAATGTAAAATGGATACTAAGAAAAATTTATTAAAGAGTAATAAAAAATGGAGAGTATTTAAAAATTACCCTAATCATGAAGCTTACGCTAATATGTCCTTTGTAACAAAACTAGATGCTTCGGGTACTCCCACTTATGAAAATGATCATATGCAGATTATACAATACGCCAGATCAAAGAGAATTGATTTACAAGAATCAGCGATACAGTTGGGAAAGCATGAATCAGTGGATATCGATTTTACAATTCAATTAGAGCAAGACCTAAAGACATTTAAAGATGATACAAAAATGATAGAGTTTTCTGATATGATTGAATTATTTATTGAAAGAAAGAAATGCCCTGATATCGAAGCTGTGTTTCTTGATGAAGCTCAAGATTTAAATCCTTTACAATGGAAAATGTTTTTCTACATAGAAGAGCAATGTAAACGATCTTACATCGCAGGAGATGATGATCAAACGATTTACGGCTTTCAAGGTGCAGAGCCTGACATATTTGTAAACTTGCAAGGAACCTTTGATCCTCAAGAAGACTCACACCGAGTTCCAAGAAAAGTACATAAAAAAGCATTAGAAGTTATATCTCAAATTACTAAAGAAAATAGAGTAGATAAAAAATGGAATGCAAGAGATGCCGAAGGAAAGGTTTTTGAAAATATGTATTTAGATAAAATAGATTTTTCTGAAGGCGAGTGGATGATATTAGCTCAAACCAATAAATTACTAGATGAAATTGGAGAATATTTTTACGGTCTTGGAATAAGATTTACTGGAAAAGTAAATAGTGCTTTACCTAATGAAATTTTACAAGCGTATCAGACCTGGGTTAAATTAAATAATGGAATAAGAGTTAGTAAGGAAGATGCTAAAGCTGTTTATGAACAATTGCTTAAGTCCACAGCAGGACACGTTAAACATGGTTTTTCTAGTGGCAAGACACTAGATCATGTGGAGAACGTAAATTTACAGGAGCTAAAAGAAAATCACGGGCTACTCGTGACAGGCAGCTGGGAGCAATTTTCTATAGAAGAAGATATTAAAAACTATATGAAAACTTTATTAGAAAAAAAAGATGACTTAATGAAAGACACGAGAATAGAGTTATCGACGATGCATGGATCAAAAGGAAGAGAATGTGAAAATGTTTTAGTTTTTCCAGATTATGGAACAGAGAATCAATTTAAACCTTATTTGGAAGCTATAAACAATCCAGATGCGCAACATAGATTAGTTTATGTGGCGGTAACCCGAGCTAAAAATAAACTCTATCTCATGGCACCTTTACATGATGATTTCTACACTATAGGAGGAATAATAGAATGAGTGCATACGACAAACAAATAGGAGGATCTCACTACAAAGATATGACCATCCAACCCAGTGAGTTTATAAACAAGAACAATTTGCCTTTTGCAGAAGGCAATGCTATTAAGTACATCTGCAGACATAAACATAAAGGAGAAAGACAAGACTTAGAGAAAGCAAAACATTATATAGATATGATATTAGAAAGAGACTACCCCGATAAAGAAGAGAAACAAGAAACATGATTAAAGGATATAAAAAGTGGAAAGATAAATCATAATGTTCGAAGCACCCATAGAATGGGTCTGTCCTGAATCTTTTCCAGATTTAAGAAGATACTCCCATATCGCCATAGATTTAGAAACAAAAGATCCTGGACTAACTAAGCGAGGGTCTGGAGCTTTAATTAATGATGGTGCTATTGTTGGAGTAGCAGTTGCCGTTAATGGATGGTCTGGATATTTCCTTTTGGACACGAACAAGGAAATTTTTTTGAAGAACGTAATGTTATGAATTGGGTTAAAGAGATTTGTGCTTTACCTTCAACTAAAATATTTCACAACGCTATGTACGATGTTTGCTGGTTAAGAGCTTATGGTGTAACAATTAATGGACCTATTGTGGACACGATGGTCATGGCATCTTTAATAGATGAAAATAGATTTTCTTATAAATTAAATAGCGTAGCTTATGACTATCTTAAAGAAGTTAAGGACGAATCAGCTTTAAAGTTTGCAGCCGATAAAGCTGGAGTAGACCCTAAATCAGAAATGTACAAACTTCCAGCTATGTATGTTGGAGCTTACGCAGAAAAAGACGCTGAATTAGCTTTGAGACTTTTTAATTTACTAAGTGAGACTATAAAAACAGAAGACCTTAGTGAGATATTTAAATTAGAAACAGATCTTTTTCCTTGCTTAATAGATATGAAAATTAAAGGCGTGCGTGTAGATATCGAAAGAGCTCACCAAACGAAACAAAAATTACTTGGACAAGAAAAAGTATTGCTGCAAGAAATAAAAAAAGAAACACAAATAGATGCTCAAATATGGGCTGCACGATCCATCGCCAAAGTTTTTGAAAAACTAAATTTACCTTTTGAAAGAACAGCAAAAACACAAGCCCCTTCCTTTACTAAAAACTTTCTTTCGACTCATAAACATCCTTAGTTCAGAAGATAGCAAAAGCCAGAGAAATTAACAAGGCACATACAACTTTTATCGACACAATTATTAAGTATGAATATCGAGGCAGAATTCAT